GCACTCCAGATCCTTGTTGGTGTTGATACAGGCACGATCCTGTTCAACCAAGCGGTCTACTTAGCCTTGGCGATCGTTGTGATCGTACTGGATGGTGGTATCGTACTTCGACACAAGAAACCTGACGCAACACTTTAACAATTCAATGCCACCTTTTGTGGGTGGCAAATAGGTTGTTCACTGGCTTTAAAGGGTAGATAAAGCGCCTGCCCAACATCCTATTTCCTCCCCACAAACATCGTGTTATCATAAGCACAATATGGACTTACTATCACTCTTATCAGGAATTCTCGGCGGATCAGCAATCAAGGGAGGCGCACGCGCTTCAGCACAAGCGATCCCAGCTATGCAACGTGCAAACATGGTGCCATCTCGTACTATTCCCCAGGACCAACTCGGCCAAGCATCACAAGAATATGCAGCCAATCCGCAAGATCCTAAGTTCCTAGGCGTTGATCCAATGCAGTTCGGTTATCCAGCCGATAACAGTGCGCAACAACCACAAGGACTTCACATGCTCCCACCATGGATGAATAACTTCCAGATCCAAGGATCACAAGGTGCCACACAGCCCGCCGCTCAACCAAACTTATTACAACACCTCGGCGCAGGCGTAACTGGCGCAAACAATCCTATTCCAAACATCCAACGTGGTGGTACAGTCTACTCACCAGGTGAGGGTCCATTCATTCCAAGCAGGTCACGTCCTGGCAACGGCGCACAGTACCGCTAGACCTTATTTTTGACAACCCACGATCCGATACGTTATGATTACCATAACAAGGATAAGGGATAAACCTATACATGACTTCAAAGGGTAAAAATTCGGGCAACCTCACTGATATACCTGGCACTCCAGCTATTGATACACCCAAAGTAACTCGTAAAGAGTCACGTGCAAAGAATAAAGAAATGCTCATAGAAACTCAGGCCACTGAGTCTGCTTTAATTGCGCAGCAACAGGCAGTGGATGGTGAGCTGATCAACCCAGTAGGTAGGCCAAGCATCCTTACTCCATCAATGCGTGTAGAGATCATGGCACTGTTATCAATGGGTAAGAGTGTTCGTACCATCTGTCGCGATGCACGTATGCCAGGACTTACAACCTTTTACAATTGGCTACAAACAGATAAAGAGTTTCAGGACCAGTACACACGTGCGAAGTCTGACGCAGCCGATGCCATGCTTGAGGACATCTTTGACATCAGTGACGACGCCCAGAACGATTACATGGAAGTTACCTACGGCGACCAATCTGTTCTGCGCACCAACATTGAGAACATCCAGCGATCAAAGCTACGTGTTGAGACTCGCAAGTGGGCCATGAGTAAGCTTCAACCCCGCAAGTACGGTGACAAGCTTGATGTCACGTCAGATGGCAAACAGTTACCAGTTCCCCTACTCCAGGGGCTTGTTGAAGCGTCACAAAATACCAACGATGATATAAAAGAAGACGAGGATGCGTGATGATATATCGAATATCACGGCGTTATACCAAAAGTACCAGTTTTCTAAGACGTATGGTGAGATAATGGCTAGTTCTTCTACTCGAACAGACGGTCCTGCGGTCGATTACTTCAAACAAAAGTATGGCCTAGATTCAATGCGCATCGACCATATGCCACCAGGCGTTGATGGTCTGACAATCCACGTGCGCAAAGGCACGATGGGTGCGATGTATACCATTCCAGCAGTCGAGCTGCACAGTGCGAATTTTAATATAACAGGGGAGATAGACCAGCGTATGGCACAATTTATGCAACAACTCACAAACCGACTTGATTTGCGCTACAACAATATCGAGGACATGAATGACTTCTTGACTCTTGTGAGTCGACAACAAGAGAAGAACCCTGGCGTTGATACCGTCATCCTCACGCCACAACAGGTCCAGACACTGATCGTTAAGACCATGACTGCCGAGGGTCGACCTGACCTCATTGGCCAGCCGATCATGACGTTGTACGGCTACAAGGTTGATACCCAGGAACAAGATTAGTGGCAACATTCACCGTCACCACTGCCACCCGTAAGATCGCGAAGACCCACAAGCGTATTCGTCTTATTGCTGGTGGCATGCGTGCCTCTAAGACCATCTCGATCCTGATGTACCTGATCACCCGCTGCCAACAAGACCAAGTAGCCACACTCACATCAGTGGTGTCCGAGTCGTTCCCGCACCTTCGCAAAGGCGCCATGCGTGACTTCATTGCGATCATGCAGGCACAACACTACTGGGATGATGCACGCTGGTCGATCACCAACTCCACCTACACCTTCGAGACTGGATCACAGCTTGAGTTCTTCTCGGCCGATCAACCAGGCAAGATCCGCGGACCTTCGCGTGATCGCCTGTTCGTCAACGAGGCCAACAACATCAACCAGGAGTCATGGGAACAGCTACTATTCCGTACCACTGAGTTCGCCTTCGCTGACTGGAACCCTGTCGGTGACTTCTACTTGTACGAAGACTATGGCTTGAACGATGATGGTGACACACCAATTACCACTGACCCACGCGTTGACTTCATGATCCTCACCTACCGCGACAATGAAGCACTGGTGGCTGCGATCGTTGAAGACATGGAACGTAAGGCTGCACTCAACCCGAACTGGGCGCGTGTCTATGCCCAAGGTAAGCGTGGCAACATGGAGGACAAGATCTTTAAGAACTGGAAGATCCTCGACCCAGTGCTTGATCGTGATGGCAACATCGAGTCACATGTACCACACGAGGCACGACTTGTTGTCCGTGGCCTAGACTTTGGCTACTCACGCGATCCTAATGCACTCTGTGATGTGTACTACTACAACGGTGGCTATATCATCGACGAGCTTGCGTACCGTGTCGGCATGCTCAACCGACAGACTGCTGACGTGATCCTCAACCAAGACGATCCCAACGTCCTCACGATCGCCGACTCTGCCGAGGGTAAGTCCATTGCCGAGATGCAGGAGTATGGCGTCAACATCATTGGCGTGGTCAAGAAGGGTATGAACGGTGTGAAGTTCACCAAGTCTGCCATCCAGTTCGTACAGGGCCAACGCGTGTCGATCACCAAGCGCAGCACGAACTACATCAAGTCTTACCGCAACTTCTCATGGAAGGTCGACAAGGACGGCAACATCAGCGACGACTACGATCACTTCTGGTCCGATGGCATGATGTCCGTGGTGTACGCATTCACGTCATTCGCTGCCCGTGAAGATGAGATGGATGAAGAATTAAGCAGCGGTAACTTCGCTGAGGCATGGTTTAACTAAGGAGATATGATGACGATTAAAGATCAGCTGATAATGCACTACAAAACCAACCTGGACCGCATGTTCCTGGGCAACTGGCGTGTCGAGAACCCAGATGATGACCCGCATTGGTGGCGCTGGACCGACGGTGATCGCCGTGTCGCCATGCGTATACCTGAAGGTGAGTCATTGAACCAGATGAATGCTACGTTCAAGGAGATGCGCTCATACACTCTCCAGGCCGACATCGATCAGGTCAAAGAGAAACAATTGCAGAAGGATCTGGACGCACTGAAGTCAGCTGAAGCAAATGTTCCCGATGATCTGCTGGCACTACTCCCCGACTTCACTGATCCAGACTTCCCGATGCCACCCGACGAAGTGCATAAGCCGATCGAGCTTGAACCATGAAAGGCTGGATCTTATTCATCATCGTGCTAATCATCATCAACGTGGTCCTGGCCTACTTCATCCTCGGACCGTGCAAGTTCGCTCAACCATTCACCCATAACCAATGTCAACAAGGAGAAATACTATGACGAAAACCAAGATCATCCCAGGCGATAAAGCACCAAAGAAAAAGCTCGGTGTCGACAGTGTTGAAGCGTCCGCACTCATGCTGTCTGAAGGCTACACCAAAGACCCAGAAGAAGCGCTGGCCTATGATCAGGAGTTCAATGATCAGATGGACAAAGAGATGCGTGCCAAACTTCGTGATGCAATGGGCTTCGACTTCAAGATCAAGATGCAGGGCAACCGCATGACGATCACCAGCAAAGATAAGCCACGTGTTCGAGTACACACATTCATCAATCCAGGCGACAAAGACGACTACGATAACATCGTGAGTGAAGCGTTGATCCAGCGCATGGTTGACGCATGCCTACGTCTTAAAGCAAAATGGGATGCAAAGCATGAGGAGATTGCAGCATGAATGACATCGAGATCACATACGAGCCTGAACTAGCCGTGTACCGACTCAACCGTGCATCTGGCTGGGTGACTGACCTGAACGAAGAAGAAGCACGTGACCTGATCCGTGGCCTCGTTAAGGCTGGTGTGTCCATGCAATTCCCCGACACATCATTCAGTGCTGGTAAACTCTCTGCACTTGAACAACACCTTGCCGACATGCGCCGCATCGTCTTCGAGGACAAGTCATGATCCGACGCAGCCCTATTCGCTTCGGTGGATCGACTGTGATCGAACGTGATGGTGATCGCGTGACTATTACTGAACAGGTGATCTCACACCAGAAGGTCGTCAAGCGTACCTCACAGGTGTACGAGACACTGCCTGTCACCGATGAGTCTGAAGCGATCGCACACTTCCTCAACCTGATCGATCGTCAGAAGGCTGGCGAAGTGGATCAAGTGGGCATCCAGTGTCTGCGCAACCCAGAGACACGCAAGCTCCGTGTCGAGTTGTCATGGTTTGAGTCGTCATTATTGCAATAAACCGTGAGCATGTTATATAGTTAAAACAATCAAAACCAATTAGTAAGCGCGTAACCGCAACTAAGCAATTAACCTAGATGGGGTATATGGCTACTAATTCACCAACCGTTGCGAAAACAGATGATAATAACGTCGGCACTGCTGGCGGCGCAACTCCCTTCATTACTGCTGAAACTGCTGTCAAAGGCTTCACATCCGCTAACACATGGATGCGTCCGTTCTTTGATCCGATCGAGGAATACGAGCGTTTAGCACGCAACCGACCATCAGACCGCATCCCAGCCGAGCTTCCAAAGGTCACAGACGGCACACTGGCTGCCATTCTCCAGGAAGATCCAAAGCGTGTGATCCAACAACTCGCAACAGGCCTCGTCTCATCGATCAACCATGACGACTATGCCCAAATAGCCGACATCGTTCACCGATTGAAACTGTTGCCAATGTACAACCGCATGGGTACTGCACTTCAGAAGCACTGGAACATGCTATCTAAGGCCCGCATTTGGGGTCGATCAGCGTCATACACCTTCTTTACCTCAACTGACGGCCAATTCCACACTGATTTCGTGATCCCATACGTCAAAGACATCATCACCGAGCCAGGCAAGGTCTATGCACCTGACTCAAACGTGGTATACATGCGTTCTTGGTACCAAAAGACTGACATTCAGGCCATCATTGCCCGCGAAAAGTGGATGATCAAGCACCGCAAGGACTACAAACCAGAGTGGAACCTGACATTATTACAACAATTCCTCGATGGTGGCGTGTCTACCAAGTCAGCCGAGCTACAAACGCCTGCTGAGAAGGAACGTGGCGCTGATGCCAAGGGTTACGAGGTCATTCACGCCTTCCAAAAGGGCAAGGGCGCTGAGTTCTACTCATTCTCACCTAAGTTCGAGGATGGTGCGACCTTCCGCACGAAGATCAACCCAGATCCACGTGGCAAGATCCCAATTGACTTTGAATACTGCAACATCGACCTCTCAAACCCACTCGGACGTGGCTCAGTCGAGTCTTCTGGTGGTGTACAGAACCTGATCGACCAACAGATGCAAATGTTCCAGTTCATCACGACTCTGCTCATGGGTCCACCACTGCAAGTCTGGGGTAGTGACGTTAAGACCAACACCCTCAAGTTCCGACCGAACGCGATCTGGAAGATGGGTACCAACGGCAACAACAAGGTCGAGCCATACCAGATCTCCAACTACGCAGTGCAGCAGTTCCCTAACAACTACGGCCTGTTGAAGTCTCAGATCATGAACCTCAACAACTCACAGGACCATTCTGTGTCGTCAAGCGACGCTCCTGGCCAATCGAAGACCCAAGCTGGCGTACAGGCTGGTGAAGCTAGACTCGGCGTGTCTGACAACTACATGCGCAAGCAACACGAGTCATGGTTTAACGACCAGGCTGAGACATCGATCAACCTCTACTTCGCCGAGATGACTGGTGACGAAAAGATCGCGCTCAAGGGTGACGACCTGCGTGAGATCATGAAGACCGATGCGAAGAAGTATGTCAAAGATGGCGTCCTCACCGTGCCGCACAAAGAAATTAACAAAGTCACCTTCACCTTCACCGTTGATGCGTCATCGTCTGAAGTCAAAGAAGACCTCGACAATGCAACCAAACTTACTGAAGTCCTCAAGCTTGTCCAACAATCACAGGATCCTGAAGTGCGTAAGGCCGAGATCAAGATCACTCGTCTGCTGATCAACGAGATCGGCGCCGAGGGTACTGACGACATCTTCCCTGAACAGACTGACGAGAACGGCCAGCCTATCGATGCGCAGCAACAACAGCCTGATCCTGCCGCAGCAATGCAGCAAATGATGCCACAGATCCAACAGATGGTAGAAGAAATGATTAAGCAAGCTATGGCTCAGAAACCTGCCAAGACACTCGGCGAGTCCGTCACATGGAAGCCAGGAGACTTGAAGCCAACAGAACGCGCACAAGCGCTTCAACAAGTCGGCATCCAGGCTGACATGTCTCCGACGCCAACGCCTTCTGAGAACGATGCAGCGACGTCACAGGCTATTGATATTGCCAAGACATCACACACTCAAGCGCATGCTGATCACACTGCTGCGTTCCAAGCATCTCAACCGCAGCAAGATCCTAATGCTGCTCAAGGTCAAG